CAGCTAATGGATCTGTAGGTTCTTTAACTGTTCCTCTAATATCAGTAGCTTGATCTATTGCTTTCTCTGTTGGTGTTCTACCTTTTAAATCTTCTACTGTAGCTGCTACTTGACCTACTCCACCACCTGCCCTGTTAGCAGCTAATGTTTGTGCAGGTACTGTTTTAAGTGGTTTGTTAAGAGTAATAAGACCATCTAATACTTTTGCTTCAGTAACAAATTGTCCTTTTAATTCTTGAAACCCTGCTTTATTTCCAGCAGCCAAACTTTCGTCCATTGATTTTGCTAATGAAGCTAGATTGATAGCGTTTTTATTCATTAGTTGATTCATTGCAATCAATGTTGCAGGTAAGTCTTCTTCTCCACCTCTGCCATATCTAGCATTAAATAATCTTGCAGATTCAATAACCTCTGCTGGTAATAGATCGTTTGCATTTTTGACCATATCAGCAAAAGTTCTTTTATAAGGCCAAGCATTATTAGCATCTAATTCTTTTATTTTGTCTGCCCTATCAATAATTAATTTTTGTACATCAGGATCACCACCACCTGTAAGAGTAGTAGTTTCAAAATATTGTCCTTCTGTTTTGGTTTTTGTATTAAATGTGGTTTCTACTTTGTCTCCTTCTTTTACAACTTTGTTAGGAAGGTTAAGATCGTCAATAATTTCATCACCAAGATTATCAACAACATTATCTGTCATTAATATTTCATCTCTTTTTGATAATCTATTGATTACTCTTTCATATAACTCAGGTGTTTTTTTCATTGCTTTTACACCTAGACCTAAAGCAGTAAGA